AATCCTTGTCCTCTGCCTTGATGTATTCCTCAATTATTTCGCAGAGCAATCTTTTAACAGGCTTGTCTTTTGATAATGCAATAGTACGTAGACGTTTATACAAAACCTCATCAATACGAAAACCGACCGGAATTTCTTTGCTCATAATGACCTCCTTATTATGGTTTAAATAACCTAATAACAAGTTAGCATTTTACCGCTGATGTGTAAATAAGAAAGTCTTGCAGAATGGCTCCTGGTCAGGTTTCAGGGGCGTTTTCTTTCTTTAAGGATTTCCTCGATGAATCCCTTAATCGATTTCAAGTATTTTGATTCTAATCCAGGAAGTACGTCCATCACCTCATCATACTTCACTGTATCCAGATAGCTCTTCAGAGCAGCACGGATGATATCAACTTCATTCACTCTCTGTCTTTTTGCCTCGTCTCTGAGTGCAGCGGCTGCTTTCTCATCAAGATCAAAACTCTTTTTGATTCGATTAAGCTTCTCTTTTTTCATGATAGCATCCGCAATATTATTTTTTATATAATATAAATCCACAAATATGTCAATATTGATCAGTAATATCAATATCTTGTTGCAGCATCAAAATTTTTCAATTTTCCATGATATCCTATTTGTAGAAAATAAAAATACAAAAAAAGGAGGATGAACAAATGGCAAAGAAGGTAATGAGACTCATCGATGCAAGGACAGGACTAATGGAATGCAAGGTATGCGGTGCAAGGCACTGGGCGAACATCAAACCTCTCTCAAACGGGAAGTATTATCGAGGATCATGGCAATGTCAACATGGCTGCAAGCTTGAGAATCTCGAAAAAGAGAAGGGAGCATTATTATGAAAAAAAGGAATTGAAGAAGATATTGAAAGAACTTGTTACAGGAGTAACCTCGCCATTGAGCAATGGAGAAAAAGAATCTCTCATAAAGGATTTCATTGCTTGCGGATAGAGTTGAACAGTAAAGTAATATATGCCGTGGTGATGTTCCCGGCATATACCCGGAAGAAAGCCTCTAAGTAATTCTGTTGATCAGAGTTATAAATGTGATTTCTTAAACCTTAACAACCCTATCAGTCCAGTACCCAACAATAAAATGGTTGATGGCTCTGGGACAGGAGCGGGGTTCGGGTTCTGGAATCCGTTCTGTGGAGCATACGGCGAGAGGTTAACGCTTCCCGCATTGAGCCATACACCATCGGTGTAAAACTCTGAATTGGGTCCGAATGTGCTCATAGTCACACCAGATGAGCCAGTAGTAAATGTCGCTGTCCATTCAAGATAAACCCATTTATTCAACTCAGTAACAGGAGGCGTGTTCGAGTCAAGGCCCCCGTTATTCCACGCCATATCGAGGATGGCTGAGCCAGCAACCACGTATGCCCACGCTGATGCAGTATAAATTCCTCCTGGTCTCACTGCATATTGATAGATCATGCAGCCGTAGTTACCCATTATATGTGCTGAATAGCCTCCATCAATAATGTATTCTGTGGACTGCTGTGTTGTTACCGCAGGGCCTACAATGTCCCACTGCATCCAGTTATTGAAAGCAGACGGTTGCCCTTGTCCTGTTGTTACTAGGCTAGTTGTTCCGCTCTCAAAATTACCGTTTACAAGAAGATTCCCTGTCTGGTCTACTATTGGCAATGCATATGCTGAAAGGGAAAGAAGCAAAAAGATGGTGGTAAGCAAGATTATACTGAACTCTCTGGCTTTAAGCATAACGGTCTCCTCCATATTGAAATGCAATAAACAACTTATAATATAATAATTACAAGGAACTGTAAATCAATATTTTTAGTGCTTAAAATCCTTTATCTACAATTCAGACAATCTTTTTACCCTACCGTCTGTAACCATGGAGTCTAAAGTGATCTTACCCTCACGGAATAGCTCATAACGCCCTTTGCCCAACACAGACCGAACAAATTGAGGGTCTTCATCAAGCATCGAACGCAACCAGCTATTATAGTTCATTCTAGAGGGAACAGGCCCAAATTCACTAGCTCGTTCTCCAGTCTTGTCAAGTTTTTTAAAAACCTGTTCGATTATAGAGTTTTTCGGAGCTTTTATAAGTGGGATATAGCAGCAGCGGCAGTTCCAATGCATCGGCAACGGAGGTAACTTTTCATATACACCATATACAATTCCATCTGATGCAGCACACGGCAAACACGTTCTGCTATCGAGTGTGCTCACATGCATCCATCCGTCAATATTATCCGAAAAGTTTTCAGTTAAAGTCTGATATCTGGCTTGGTTTGCAGCACTCATTAGAGAGGTTCGAGCAAGCCCCGACAGCCCCGTATAGCTTCCCTCGAATCCCTTTTCACGAAGCATTTTTACCGTTTGCCCAACAGATAATCCTTCGATCATTGCTTGACGCTGAACTTTTATTATCCGATCTGCTGCCCCTGCTTCGAGTTTTTCCAGCCACTCATTGAGGACAAGTCCTTCGACAGTGCTTGTCTCGAACCAAGCTTGAACTGCTGATTCATCTAAATGATAGAACGATATTGACAGCCCAAAAGCTTCGTTCATTACATCAACAGTATGTGTCTGTGTTGCTTTAAAAACGTCGTCAGCAGCTTCCTTTATATGATCTCTTACTTTGTCATAGACTGAAACCAGAACCTTTTGGACTTCGGCTCTCTGATGAATAAGTAAAGCTTTCTTCCTTGCGTAAGATTCTTCACTGAATTCTTTACGCAGGTACTTGTCCTGCAATGCTGCCAGTTTGCCTATAATTGTTTCCCGGCTTGCTTCTAGTTCCTTGATCATCTGCAAGGCAAGAGCATTTGCCCGTTGATCGACTCTATGTTGAAACTTCAAGAATTCATCATAAATAGTCATGATTTTTTAGGAGGGGAGCAGAGCCAATCCCTGCTCCCACGTTTTGAGATGGCGAGAAGTGTTGTACACTTCTCTTTTACTCTTGTAGTTACGCATTTTGAATTCCGCGAAGTCTTGCAGCCGCTTTGCCATTGAATATTGCAAGGCCAGTGATCCACTCAATTGTCGTCCTATATTTCACACCCCCGCTGTATAAGCCGTGATCGATTACTTCCAAATCTCCGCACTGAAGACCTGAGACGTACTCTGAGACTCCGAACTTGATTGCATAGATGCTAGTGCAGACAGAACTGCCACCGCCGGGAGCTGCTTCAGTGAAATCGAGAATCGGAGAATCCGTTTCGTCATTCTCAATGATCCCAATAGGAATCGAGGCATAGGCATTGATCTGTCTGCCAAATGAATCGGATACTGTCTCGATTGCCTGTCCTGCTGCCCGTCTTAGAGCATTGACTTTACGCCTCATTGTTTTGTTCATGAATAAAACGTCAGGACCGCCCTGCACGGCATCAATAAGCTCATCAAGTTTTGCAAGTGTAAGCGTGTCGCCTGAAGCAGTGGTTCCCATATCAATTAACTGAGCACCCGTAAGCCGAGCTTGGAGTCCATCAAACTCTCTTGGATCGCCTGTGGAATCACCCTTGAAGAAACACCGGGTAAAAGTGAGAGCTGCGGACTTTGCTTTCAGTCCGTCATGAATAGCTCTGAGATCGTTCAAGTTGCCCTGAGTCTTGACCAGCACTCTGTCAACGTCACTGTGCCCGCCGAGAATCGTTAAACATTCAGTTATAGGATTCAATGTTCCTGTGCTTTCGTCATAGTCCTCATTAATGCCCCTGAATGCTACTCCCGGCAATGTTTGCTCTTGGTTGTACTTGTATGAATCGCTGGATACGTTCAGAAATGGCAAATACTCAAGCACTGCCGAAGTCCTGGGGAAGATTTCGATCACGCCTTTTTGAAGCGGATCAACACAAAGTTTACTTTTTTCTAATAATGTTAACACGTTTGGCTCCTTCGCCATGCAACAGAGGCCCAAAAGTGGCAGTGTTCTTGAAACACCCCTTGCTTTTGGGCCTCTGTGGGCCTCGGAGCCTAGTTCCTTGGCTATCTATTAATTTTTATTATTTATTTTTTGTAACCCATCCTCCGTAATTCGAAGGGAGATAAGTTGCTCAAGTCGGTGGGTTGTTTCCCGCTTGGGCGTTTGCTGTCTGGTCCACTCTCTTTGATCTCAGTAAAAAGACCTCGATCAATAGCACTTTTGATCCACGTAATCTTATCAGCAGGAGAAAGATTCGGGATTAGATCACGCATGTTCTCAGGCACAGCATCAACGAAGTCCTGAGCTATTTTTTCAATCATGTGCTCTGCTTCTTTCCTTTTACTGATCTCTTGATCCAGCCTGCTCTTCGGGATCATGTGTACACTTTTTTCGGTGGCGTCTTCCGTATGGACCTTTTCTTGTTGTTCATCACTTTTTACGTCTGTGGTGACGGTTTCATTTTCTGGCATTAAAGTTTCCTCTCACTCAAAATTCTTTGTTCCTCTTGTATTCTCAAAAGATACGCCAGCGCATCTTCCCTAGTCTTCAAATCTGGATTCTTTTCCATGACGATATCAACGGCACTGATAATGCCCATTTCTAATTGACGTTCCCATGTCTCTGATTGATCTTTCAGGCTAACTTGTGGCTTCGGGTCATAGAAATCAATCTGTAGGCTGGAGCTATCGCTTATCTTACGATTCGGATTGTGAGTGTTCCAGATGATCTTGAATAGATCGAAAAGCTGCAACTCGTATCGCCGGAACAACTCAATATCATCACGGCGTAATTCTTCAAGCTCTCTGTTGCCTACGATCTTGCTGATGCCGCTTTCCTCTGTCGGCTCAATGCTCATTACCGATGCTGAAAGGCCATTAGTTATTGCTGCCTGTTTGCAGAGAAAATCAATCGATTCAAGGATTTCAGTTATCGGAGCATTTGTCTTGGCAAAACCCATTTCCCCGTCTTCTGGCAAAATCGTAACGCTGCCGGGACCGAGCCTGAACTCACTCTGCTGTTTTATTCCCTTTACATAAGCTTGTCCAAATCCCTGCATTCGAATGACATAGTTCAGATCAGTCAAACGCTCGTTGATAGTCTCTTGCAGGCAGATAAGATCATCCCCGCCTTCAAGCCAGAAATCAGAAGTCGGCATGCGATCCCAGACAGGAATGAAGGGCAAAATGCCATAGGGGTTGTCTTCTGAAGCAATGACATTCCCTCTGTAATCGAGAGTCTGGATTGTCTCGGGAGTCCATCTCGTATAGGTTATTTCTGTCGTTTTCCCACTTTCTGGAAAATGAGTGATGATAACAGCTTGAAGATCTTCGGGAGTATCTCCAAACTCAACATCAAGGACATCGGGAGTCAGGATATCAAGGTCTAGTTTGCCTTTTCTCCACACTGGACGGATGAGAACAGTTTTCAGGAGCTTTGCATATCTGTTTGAAAGCTTCATTTTCAGATTAAGACCAGTGCTGCTCATGATCTCGGCAAAGGACTCTTTTTCAGCTTCGCTCCCTTCGATAGTACGCCTCGGTGAGTCTAGATAGACCATTGAAAGGTTGTTTACGATTTTCTTGATGATATTTAAACAAACCGGCTTCATACGTTCAGGAAATGCGAATGAATGGGCGAGTTGGTGCTCAATATATTCCAACTGTTCGTCATAGTACATATAAAGCCGTTTTACAGCCTCTTTCTTACGAACTTCAGCGGCCTGAATAGCCATGTCATTGTGTGCCTTCTTTACAATACCTTCAACAAGTGAGTTCCAAAGCATATGTTCATTTTCTCCAATAAAAAAAGCCCAGTCAGTATTGACTGACTGGGCTCTGTTGGCCTCTATACGAGGGTGATTTATAATTTTTATTTATGTTATGATAAACATATATTAATGAAAAAGTCAAATGGGAAATTATTATGTAAATAGTGACACGTAATTTTTACTCTATAACGTTTTAATAATTAATCAAAAAGATACTAATGACATACTGAATTAATATTTCATTATATCACATTTAACTGCATCTAATTATTACTTGATTTATTAAAAATAAGATCTCTGAATATTACATCTAGTATAATACCACCGATCAAAAAAGACCAAACCCAGTTCATTAATAATTTTATCCAATGTTTGGTGTTATCAATAATTACTAAATGCAAAGTTTTATCTTTTATTAAATCGATTTTAATACTAAACATTTCAGGATCTCTTGTGGCGTCAGAAAATTTATATTTTTCTAATTCGACAATCCTATACTTTTTGGGTATTTTTAGATCAATTATAAAACTTTTAGGTTTATTTTCCATTAACTCAGGAGCAAATATCCCCCATCTATCTGTCACATAATAATTAAAAGATAAACTCTCAAAAGATGTCCTCTTAAAAATATTCTTTCCGAAGAATCTGAATTCAATAATTAATGGACGTTCCATCCATTGAGTAATGAGAGTATCGTTTTTGTTATCTAAATGACTAGCGTAGAAATCAATTAATTCGACCTCTTTCACTTCATTGTTTTTTCTGTTCACTCTACTACGACATGCTCGTCCAATATTTTCTATTGTGAATGGAAAACAAATTAAATAATCTGGAAGATCATTTGAACATAATGAAAAATCAAACTTTTTCACGTGTCCGCAATTTCCATAGTGCATAATAAGTTCATCAGGGTCATTTTCTTCGATGTTTACAAGTTGCGATGATACACAACCCAAATAAAAATCAACAATAGATCCAGTCGAGTTATCAATAGATTGCAATAAACATTTGTCATAAACAATTTTTCTTGAACTTTTGGTATCAGAATAAAAGCCAAAGGCCTCGGGCGCGTCTGCTTCATAAAAAAGGGGGGTATTTATATAGACAAAAAAAACTGTAATAACAACAGATAGAAAATATGCGATTTTCCTAAATTTCATAGATTATAATCTCATTAAAAAAATCAAATTCTAAGCGATCATCTTCTAAAAGGAAAAAAGTTGTATCTTTTGATGAATGACTACAGCATATTGATAAATTAATAAAGTATATATTACTGCGATTTATATACCCATTCAATATAATGGCACGATATATATTCAGAAATATAATGATATGTTTATATTGCAACGTTTTCTCATCTAATATAATGTTATATTGCTTCTTTGCAGTATACTAATTGTTACACTACAATTGGTGAAAGATTCACGGTATGAGTACCAAAACTATAATCTATATCTTTGTGACTTGGGTAGCCCTCAACTTCATCGTGCCCTTGTTTGTCAACTCGCTCGACAGACTGTATAGGAAACAAATTGATTCAATGGTTGTGGGATCAGTATCCCTCTCACGACGGCTGTTCTTCTTCGTGATAAGAATCTTACTTTTTTTGATTCTCTGTACCACGCAGATACTTTTTATTATTCTCATGCTTCCTACAATGATCTGGGTTCGTATTGCAGAACGATTCTACCCTCAGATTTTCGAGAAGGAGATTGCCGGCGTTAAGCCATTCGCAGATCTTCGGTACATTGCCAAGCTGGTAATCTCACCTGATTTATGGGATGTTGTGTTCAACCAGATGTGGAAGTATAAACACAAAGACGAAAATACACTTTAATAAGCGGAGCCAGTGGGACCTCGTATTTCGCCCCCTGATCAGCAAAGTTCGCTTAATGTATTAGGAGGTCATTATGGGTGCTACTCTAAGTTTAAAAACTAATTATTCGTTTTATCATTTGAATGGTGCTGCTCTTTTCTCAAGAACCGTTGCTAAGATTGAGAGAGAGAATAAGCAACCATTAAAAGATGAGATAAGAACACATTATTTTAGTGCAGTAACAGCATCAATTCTTATGTCGGTTGCCGCATTAGAGAGCAAAATAAATGAGTTATACCTTTATGCTGTTGATAGAAATCTAAATGTTTTCAGGGGTGTTGAGGATTGGATAATTGATACACTTCAGGAGATTTGGCCTTCACTTGAAGATAAGCCAATCCTCGTGAAATATCAGCTTGCTTTGACAGTATGTAAGAAAGAAAAATTTGATAAAGGTCAAAACCCTTATCAAGATACAGACAGGCTTATTACTTTAAGGAATGCCTTAGTTCATTACAAACCAGAATGGGATACTGATCTCAGAGAACACAAAAAGTTGGAGTCATATTTAAAAGGCCGGTTTAATATTTCACCATTCTCAAATACTAATGATGCCTTTTTCCCTAAAAAATGTATCGGGCATGGGTGTTCTTCATGGTCTGTATTAACAGCAGTGAATTTTATCAACGAATTTTATAATCGTCTTGGTCTTATTGGAGGTCGTATTCAAGAACCTGATTTGGATAATGAAGAGATAACGTTGAATTCAGCTGAAGAATTTTAGACTGAAATTAAATGGAATATTTATGATGTCACCAATAGAATATATTGAAATTAAGGGGGTGTAATAAATGAGCTCCAATCCCACCCAAAACAAAACCGAGAAGAAAAAGCAGAACAGTAAACCGAGAATCCCCACTAGTGAGGGCACCAAAACCACTAATCATGAAAATCATACCTCCGATGAAAAAAAGGGGAACCCCAATAATGTTCCTAATTCCCTAGGTAAAGTATGTGGTTGGATAAAAAAATCTAGCCCCACAGACTGGATTATTGCTTGTTTTACAATGGTACTTGCTATTGTTAGTTATCACCAATGGGATGTTCTTAAGGAACAAAGGGATGTACTTAAGGATCAAGGTGAAGTTGTTAGGGAACAAAGTGATGTTATTAAGAGACAGTTGGCAGAAAACATAACGGAATTTCATGTCACGCATAGACCTTGGTGTGCAATTTCTGGCGATATTGAAACAACATCTCCGCTTGTCTTTGAATCTGGGGAAATAAAAACAGGTTATAGATATACGATTAAAAATTGCGGATATGGGCCCGCCCTTAGACAAACGGAGCAATTTAGTATTAAGCTGGGAACCATGAACGAACTTCATGCTTATTCGCAACGTATCCCGCCATGTGATATAGAAGATATGGACTTCATCACCAAAATAACGGGAAATATAATTCTGCCAGGTGAAAAATATTGTTCTCCAGAGGGCATTACTTCCGCAAGAATTAATCCCCCCAATACAAAGACTGCCATAATGCTTGAATTGTGTATTGCATACAGAGATGAATTTGGCGATCTCCACCATACAGGTGACCGTTGGAATTATGTAACCAGTGATGGAGAAAGAGAGTTTCTCATCAAAGGAATCATTCCCGGGCATTGGGAACATTATGGCTTTGGAAATACTGCAAACTAGCGGGCTTCATATAAAGACAGGTTAAGGAGGAAAAGTAATATCTCATTTTATCCAGCTGGGTGTTGCCAATGAAGCCCCTCTTGGAGTCAGATAAACAAGCATCTTGCAGTGGCGACACAATACCTGTATCCATCCCAGTTGAATGAATGATTTGCCCAAAAGTTTTTTGCATCGTGGGCATCTTCGCTCTTGAAGATCCTCTTCTCTTGGTTGCTCGTACATGATCTATATTCCCTGATATTGAATGCAGCCCTGAACCTTCACGTATGTTTTGAAAAATTCTTGCAACGTCAATTCACTATCGAGGGCGAATGATTTGAACTGCCGGAACTGCTCTTCAATTTCGTGATATGCTCTACAATGATCCGAACAATGCAAAACGCTATTTCCACCCATCATGAAGCAAATCGGACGTTTCCCAGAGCGATTGGAGCAAATAATCGAGTCTATAGTGTAGAGATCTAAGACCTCGTGACGTAGGCTGAATACCGCCCAGTTCAGGGAATATACGTGGTCATCATGGAATTTCTGGCTTGAGTGACCGAAGCTGTATGTCCCGGCAACTTTCCTTTGCGTATAGACAAACGTGCTCATCTCATCTTGAAGATCCGTGAGCATTTCGGGGATATGCAATCGACCTTCTTTCGCTATTCTGTGAAGTTCTGGGAATGAAGAGTTTTGAACTGTATCCGTTGCAGACAACAACTCACAGGGAATCTTTTGTTCAGCCATCCAGCTTTGAAGATCCACGACCTCGTAATTCTCTAGTATGACGTTATCGAGATGATACCGTTGATGATCTTCGAGGATCTGCTTCTTGATCTCCCTGCTTGAATTGATTGTGAATCTGGTTTGATTGAGGATATAGTACAAAGGTTCCCATCCATCTGGATTTGCTACTTTGAGAACTACTGTCCAGACTGTATGATCACCATGCGGACCGGCTATCAGATTCCGAGCACGATCAAGTCCACCGCCTACTTTGTACGCTCTTCCTTTCGTAATCGCTTGAAGATCTACAACCGGGACACGGTAGCCGTCCTTGCATCTCTCAATTATTACTTGTGGGAACAGACTATTGACCGCACTTGAACGTTTGCCGAGAATGTCCCGCTCGAAGTCTACAGGCAGAGTTGTACGCTTCAAACGTTCTGCCTTCTTTCTGTCGATCCATGCAGGGGCTTTCTGGCAGTATTCTTCGAAATCTTTATACTCAATGTGACGTGCATATATGGACTCATCCTTTTCAGCCTCTTTCTCAAGCTCGTGAACAGGACCGTCATAAGCATCAACATTGCTATCTATGAGAATTAAGCTGTCCTCACTGTCAAGCAATGATGCTTGCAGCGCATTGAACGGTCCTAGATCTGGGCAAGCATGTAGATCACTGACCCAAAGCACATTGATTCGATCACCGAAGGCTGTGCTCATTGAAACGCCAGTTTTCAGTATGTAATTGCCATGGAGATCGTCTCGGATGCTATCGAGATAGATCATCTTGTCAGGGATACGTTTCTTCAATTCCGGTGTGTTTCTGATGATCCTGGTGAGAGGCAAGAACTGTGTTCTATGAGAATGAGCATCAGTATTGCCGAGCAGTGCTATGTTCTGATTTCTCCTTGCAGTGAAGAGGAACAGACAAACTAAGGCATAAACAGTGCTTTTGCCGTGTCTTCTCGGCTCACAGTCAAGTATTAGTGAGTGTGTTAACGTCCCGTCTGGATTCGTGATGAAGATAGCTTGTATTAACTCTTTCTGTTCATCTGTCGGCTCGAACATCTCATACTTACCTGACCGTGTGAGAATGCGAGGCTGGATGTCTTCGAGCCAGTTGCAGAATGCTTCTACTGTGTTGTCCGTCCATCGTTCTGTTTTACGTGGAGGACGTGGTTGTCCTGGCTGGAACCCTTTTGTGTGTTTACTGTTGTTTTTATGTGACGATTTTAATGATATTTTCTCTGTAGAAGTTGACATGTGCTGTTCTCCCAATGCATATCAAATTTCATAACTAATTGTATTCATTAGTTTCATTATTAAATAAACAAGTGTTTGTTTAAAAAGTCTATTTTCAACGATTGTAACCCTGTGGAAGATGAAAGAGGCTTTTCTCTGAAATTTATCGAGCATCTTTTCCTTAATATCTTTAAAAAATGCACCGGGGCGCGTCATATTATAAATATGAACCATCTGGGAAAGATTTCTATTTGACCATTTCATGCTTTTCATCTGTTAGATTTTAAATGTTTGACCAGTGTCAGGCACAAAGTGCCTGTTATATTCTCGTAATGATATAGACATGATTGAACTGAACGAACGTAGTGAGTGAAGTTCATGTCTTTATCATGGAGAGAATATACGCAGCTTATATTACTCTGTTTGTTATAATGTTTATAAAGGAAAGAGATGTTTTTGTTTTTATTGTCGTCAGTGGGAAAAGAGTACTCAATTGATAATATCCATAATAAAATTAATCCAATATAATTCTTTATGATTGATAGGAACTGTTTTTGAACCATGTTATTGAGGGGGTCAAAAACAGGAAAAAAATTAGACAAAAACAGATCTGTTTTTGATATTTCAAAGGAAATAACTGCTGGTGTGTTGATCATTGAGTTTTCTTCTGACATCTCCATGGATCGAAGTTACGGAGGCCTTGAATGATCTCTTTTGAGCCCTTGAGGAAAGGATTACCTCTCAAGCCACCATCCTTCATCGGGGAAAAATAACCTATCGCATAATAAACCTGACCATGCGGGCCTGCTTTCTTTCCTGTGAACTTCTTGAGGACTCCAATTCGGCTGAGTTCATTCATGTACGCTTGGACAAGAGACTTGCTCATATTAAGATGATGCCGGATATACTCATAGTCAATCGTGCCAATGAAAACGTATGACGATGTTTTTTCTTCGCCGTCCCTTGTCTTATGTGAATAGGTTGCTTCATCAATCCGCTCAGATATTGCGCGTGATTCATCTGCATCTCTTACTCTGCAAGCCCAGAGATAATTCATCAGAGATATTGTCTTGAGGAAAATGGTGTCATTGAGACGGTCGGACAATTGTTTCTTCATCCATACTGGAAGATCATTAATGGGCCAGAAGTCTTTAGCTCTGCGAAGCTCTTTCTTATATCGCTCTTTGAAGTCATCATGATACTTTGAAAGATGGTAATAATACCCTCTGATGATTTCTCTTCGTTGCAGCTTGTGCCACTCTTTTTCCGCTTCGTCTATGGTATAAGGGCAAAATGCATCTATTGTAT